GTCCAGAACTGCATGTGGCATACAGGAGGCCTTCATCAGCTTCTCAGGCAGAGTCGGATACGTTGCCAAGCGATGCTGAGACACATTATCAGGTTGGTAGACAACAAACACTCGAGAATAATGGAAGGGAGTTCCGGAAAAGGACACTTTGACATGCAACTTTGCTCGAAACATAGTGTAATTGTCTAATTTCCGTTTGACGTATGCGTCATTGAAGTACATATGCCACACGTTGAGTGTGAGATCGAGATTTGTACTGACATTCCAGAGCCCTGCGCTGACGAGCACAGGGCGACTAAAGAACTCAGAAAGCGTTGCATCAGCGTAGTTTTCGTACGTGGTAGTGGGATCTTGTTTAGTGGAAATGCTAATTCGACGCACATCTTGGTTATCCACAAAACCTAGCGTGCTATGGTCCTCTGTGGTGATAAAACTATCGGTGGATTCCTGATAGTTATTAGCTGATATCATATCACCAATGATAGCAGTATTGTCGGTTTTAGGGTATCCGGCACCCTGAGATGTAGTAGTAGTTGCAGGTTGATAATTACATTTTTAGCAGACCTAGTGTACAGTAACCTATATGTACAAATAGTCTCCCCTTTCGGGACTCGGGGGTGAGTATCCTATATTTATAGTGGCAAACACTTACCAATAGGGGCTAAATAGCCCCTCCACTTTTCATGCACAAGCAATGCGGGTTCTCCCTAATAGATCCCTCCTATAAACAAGATCTATGTGCATGTTCCCAATGTTTCCCGTAGGCGCACACCGATAGGGAGATCGGCGAAGATGGGCGACTATTGTCGCCCCGGATACAATCTTAATAACATGTCCTCATATGCTATTAAATTGCAATTTTGGTCAAAAATCCTGAAGTGCTCATCAAGAATTACCATAATCTTCTGCCACTGCAGATATTTTTCTTTTCCATATTGGAAATACTCACGTTGCGCATTCATGCACACCTGCGACAGATGCTCGATATCACTTATATTTCCTTCGTCCTTTCTATAGAATAAACTTTTCAAAATAGATTCCTCCTGAATGGGCGCTAACCAACATTGTATCTTATCATCGTAGACAAAATGGCGTTTTAAAAATTCACATTCCTCAAAATTTATATTCTTCCTAGGGGTAGCATCCTTATCAGCCATAGTATACGTTATATTCAGTAGACCAAAGATTTCTGTTATGGTTAACTGATTAAATTTATCGAATACTCTTGGACTAACACTCATCATATTGTCATCTCCATACGTAGTCAAAATTACATTGTCTCGGAAAGAGGACTGTGCATAGCCACACATAGAATAAACAACACGCATAAGTAAACTATTTGCTATGCTATTAATGATCACCGTTAGGGCCCACCCAGAGGAATGCCCCTGATGAAAAGCTACTAAGTCACCGTCAACATTGTTATAGCAATATATAGCATCAGCGAACATGTTATTCATCGCCAAAAGATCCGCATGGCTATATCCAGAATATTCTGCTACTTTAATTATAACCTGACATGCATAGAATAATACCTCAAGAGGCATTCGCACGTCATATGCTCCAAAATCGCCATTCACGTGGTTCTCAAAAATTTGCATATTGTGGGCATACACTTCCCAGTCTTCAGAAGCACAATCTACACCAATTGCACTCTCGAATAGCACTGGATCCATTTGCAATATTTGGACGAAAGAAAGACATAATTGTCGACAATAAAGTGAGTGATACAAGGGCGCGCACTGAAACATGCGCGTTTTCCCTTTCTCGATATTCTTCATCTTGGTCACCTCATCCTTTGGAGCACTATTAAATACTGGATGATTTTGTTCACCGTTATTATAATTAAAAACGAATTGGTCATACTCACGTTGGAAGTTTGATTTAAGCCTAACACCTAAGAAGGGTTGTTCTTCATCAAGAAATTCGAACATATCTCTTTTCTCACCACATAGAGGGTAACCAGGTGAAGTCTTGAAATTTATAGAGTCTATGTATGATTCCCCTGCAATACCATTTATGGATTCCTGAAGTGATAAAATGCGCATCTTCCTAGAACCCAATTCCTTTAGAATTTCATGGGAGTACGACTTGCAAGCCTTCGCCAATAGGGCTTCCGATATGCAAGGGGGTGGACTAGTACGCAAATCCAAATTGTATTTCATATAGTCCACCCACTCACCATTGGTTCCATAACCTCTGTCTAATAATGGAGGACCATATAGTGGGGGAGTGTAATACCCACACAATAGATCATGCGCAATACTTTTTCTGACTTTTGATTTGGGTCGAGCACGAGCCAAATTTTTAAGCGAACCAAATACGGTCACATGATTTAACCCATCAGGTCTGTAATTGAAACGACTCTTCCAGTGCAGGGGCACAATATCGTGCGCCAGATTTAACTCACCAGGTAGGCTGCAAGCTATACTTACAGTTTTCTCTAATTGGGCTATCAGTGGCTGAATGCGCTCAAGACTAATAAATGTGAAATTAGATACTTCCTTATTCATCGATGATGCTACCAAAATAGCTCCCAATGATACATATGGACCAACCGTCATCAGGAGGGGGGTGCCACATTGTCCTTTCTCACAAGGAACACGCATGTCGTACGCAAAAAGTTTGTGTAGAGAGTTATCATCCCATTGGTTCTCTATACAACACAATGTCACCGGTTGCGTAACGGTGTTCGATGGAGTACACCATGTTGCCATGCACTTTTGTGATACGTGTTTATCAAGGATAAATTTGTACACATCAGCACGAGGGCGCAATGGCAAAATCTGAAATATTGAAATATCATTAATCTCATCGATAATAATGGTTACACCCCGTTGCAGGCGAATTTGTCCCCTGTTGTCCTCAGAAATATAATCTAATCTGAAATGTTCATCCCGCGGCATAATATGGGCTACGGAGATATATAAATTTGCTCTAAGACA